CCCGAACGGGTGCTCGATGTAGGGGGCACCGCCTACGTGGATGGCGACCTGCTCGTGACGGGTTCGGTGTGCCAGCAGGGCAGCGATGAATCGGTGAACCCCGTAGGGATGATTACCCCCTATGCGGTGCCCGGCCACACCCCTCCGGGATGGCTGCTCTGCGACGGGGCCGCGTACAGCCGGGCGGCCTACGCTCGGCTGTACGGGTACATCGGCGGGACCTATGGGGCTAACAACGCAAATGGCTCGTACAACATTGCCAAAAACCCCCGAGCGGTGTCCTCGGGCACGTCAGTCCTTAACAACAACGACCCTTCCGCCTGGGCGGTCGCTTGGGTGACCGCGTTTCCGGTGGCGCACCCTCTGGGGATAACCACAGGTGTGCAGTCGCACATAATCTCCGCAGGGATATACACAGCATCCGCAAGTTTGTACAACCTTGACGGGTGGTACAACTCCTGTCCCTGGGGTGCTCGGTACGTCGGCATATACGTGATGACACAGGCCAGCGGTTACCGGGTAGCCGCTTCAAGTTACTTTCCTGCGACTCCTCTGACTGCTGGGGTTTGGACCTTCGTTCAGACCACCTCGCCCATGCCGGCTGCGAACTACACCGGGATCATCGTCGAGATGGTATTCGGAACACCGGCCCCCTCGGGTGACATAGTGTACTTCACGGGTGTTATTGCCTCTACCGACCCGTCCGTTGTTTCTGGGGGCTACTTCGACCCGATAACCTACCGGTCCCCCTACGTGGCCGCCGTCTGGAGCGGCTCAGTGAACGCCAGTGCGACCCTCTCGTATGTTGCAGGGTTCAATGTGCCCAACCTCAACGGGCGTGTTCCGGTAGGTGCAGGTAACTCGGGCGCAACGGGGGCGACGACACACATGCTGGCGCAGACTGGTGGTGAGGAGACACACACAAACACCGTGGCCGAGATGGTTCCACACAACCACAGCCTCCCGGACTCCCACTACTCCGCAACCGCCACCAACCCCGGTGCGTACCTGGGGTCGTCCACCACCGCCGCCTTCTGGACTAATAACGGTACCCCGTACACCTCTAGCAACGGCACGGGATCTAACGGAAGTGGCGCTGCAATGAACAATATGCAACCTTACCTGGGCTTGAACTTTCTTATTAAGACGTAAATCCAAGGAGAACTATTATGCTTCTTTCTGAACTTCCCACCACCGCCACGGTTGTGTCCCCCGGAGTATGGACTGACCCCATGAACCAGGCCAGGTACTACACAGACCCCACGGACGCAACGCTTCTGCTCTCCAGGAAGTGGACGGCCACGGAACTTTCGACCTTCAACCAGGAGCAGGTCCAGAAGGTAACGGACGAGGCTCAACTTCGCGCGGCCATTGCCGCCCGGGTCGCAGCGTTGCAGAGCGCTGTCACGGCAGCCACGTCCTTCCAGACCGGGGAGACCGCACTCGCCGCCACCGTCGCAGCCATCAGCCCCACCACGATCACGAACACGCAGGTACGCGACCAGATCGCCCTGCTGCACACCGACAACGCCAGCGTCGCGGGAGACCTGATCCTGGCCCTGAACGCCGTCTCCGACCTGGCCGCCCTGGTAGCCACCACACTCTAGGGAGTAAGACCCCCGTGACCACTCCATTTTCCCTAGACTGAGCACATGCGGGCACAACGCGCGGGTGGCCGGTTCACCACGGCTTACGAGGTGAACTCCATCCTGCACGGTATGACCGAGGACCTCCAGGAAGAGGTCGGCATGGACGTCAACTGGTGGGTCTGGGATCCGGTCGCCTCCGAGGTGGACCCCATCTACGACGTGGGCTCCGTCGCCATCGGTCGGCGCTGGAAGTCTCCGATCTCGGTGCCCGTGATCGTGGCCCAGGTGTTCCAGGGGCAGACCGTTCAGAACGACCGAGGTTTCTACAACGCGGACGTGCTGCGGTTCACCTGCAACATGGACAACGTCAACAAGGCGCTGCCCGACCTCGTCACCAACCCGGACGCCCACTATCTCGACCGCGTGGAGTACCGGGGCGGCGTGTTCCGGCCCACGAAACTGTACCTCCGAGGTCTGGTCGGTGGGGTCACCAAGGTCCCGGACGACGGCGTCTACGTGGTCCTCACCATCGACCTGAACCAGGTGAAGGCAGAGGAAATGGTGAACGACGACCAGTTCCAGCAGTACGTCACATCAGAAATATGACCTTTGGGGGAAGTATGAGTCTCGCCCGCAGTTGTCGCCCCGCATGAGCATCACCGAGCGGCTCACCCCCGCTGCCGCTCCCGAGATCCACCGCACGCACGGCGCGCCGACCGGCTGGGAGCCAGGGGTCAAGTTCGACTCGACCACCGGCGCCCCACTCGAGGTCACCACCGAGCAGGTCACCACCGACGTCCAGGGAGACCCCGACCGGTGGGCCGCGCTCACCGCGCACCTGCTGCCACACGTCCCCACCGGGTACGTGCTGCGCCTGGTGGAGGCGCGCTACGACCCCGCCGCGTGGGTCCGCGACGAGGCCTTCACTGGGACCGGCAAGACACCGGCCACCACCCGCCCGGCGTGGCGCTACAAGTTCCGCATCGTCCCCGACGTCGCCGCCGTCAACTCCCCCGACATCCCGCTGCTGGCCGAACTGGTGCGCGCCTACCAGCCCACCCACCTGCGGATGTACCACCCGGTGCCGAACCTGGTCGTCGCGCGCGCGCGCGTGGTCGGGCTCGGGGACCTGCAGATCGGCAAGGTCGATGCGGAGGGTGGCACCCCTGCGCTGCTACAGCGCGTTGAGCAGGCGCTGGACCGGCTGGAGTCGCTGCCGGACGTTGAGGACCTGGTCATCGCCGACCCGGGCGACCTGATCGAGAACTTCTCCAACACCGCTCAGCAGGCCCACACCAACGACCTGGCGCTGCCGGACCAGATGCGGGTCGGGCGGCTGATCCTGACCGAGATCGTGAAGCGGCTCTCGGCGCACGCCACCAGGACCAGGGTGCTGACGGTGCCCTCCAACCATGGCCAGTGGCGCTCCGCGATGGGCAACAAGGCGCAGGCCGGGCGCCCCGACGCCGACTGGGGGCTCGACATCCACCGCGCCGTCGCCGAGGCCTTCAGCCTGGCCGGGCGCACCGACGTCACGTTCATCCAGCCCGGCCCGTGGGTCGAGTCGCTGGCCGTCGAGGTGGTCCCCGGGTTCGTGTTAGGGCTGGTTCACGGCCACCAGTGGCGGCAGGGCAAGGCCGGGGAGTGGTGGGCCGGTCAGACTCACGGGGACGCCCCCACGGCGGCGGCCCACGTGCTGCTGCACGGGCACTGGCACAACGCCTCGCTGGGACAGTCCGGGCACCTTAACGGGCGCCCACGGTGGGTGATAGGAATCGACCCGATGGACGGGGGCTCGTCATGGTGGCGCAACATCACTGGCGAGCAGAGTGAGCCCAGCGTGACGGTCTTCGACGTCGGGTCGGACGGCCGCTGGGACGGGTACCAGCGGGTCACCACAAGTTGACCCTGCCCTCTTTTTACAGATAGTGTAAGTAGTGCCCCGAAGGACCTCCCTTCTGTGCCCACCTACTGAGAACCCCCGCCCGCCTGCGGGGGTTTTCGGCGTCTAGGAGCAAGACTTTGCGGGGACAACGCAGGCGTTCTCATCTACTCTCGAAGCAGGCTCAGCCTTAGGTGACCCCGGGTGCCCGGAGTTGCTGAAACCATGCACCTGCTAAGGAATCTGCGATGAGCAAGTACGAGCGCCAGGGGATCGTGGCTTCGCCCGTTTTCCCCGACCGTCGTGAGTTCACCAGTGAGGTGCTGAACTCCTTCGGTCCCATCCCGACAGACCCCCACGGAGCGCGGAACTCTCTCGCCGCCGTCGCAGGAGGGGTCCTCCTCGGGCGCGCGCTGAGTCGTCGTGGTCGCGGTGCATGAGATCACCCAGCGCATAGGGCAGGCCCACGACCGGGCCGCAGCACAGGCCACCAAGGCGCTCCGGGCGAGCGCCCGCAGCAACGGCTGGCCGGGCAACCTGACGGGCGCCCTGAAGGTCGTCCACGACAATGGTGCGATGCGCGTCGACTACCCCCACTACCTCGCTGACGACATCGAGGACCTCGAGTACGGTACGCCGCACTCGGCCCCGAACGCGGTGCTGCGCACGTTCAGCCACTGGCTCGACCAGCACGCCGACCTCGACACGCACCTCGACGCCCTACTCGGGGGGCTGCTGTGACCACCCCGGTGAACGGCTGGATCCTGGCCGAGGACGCGGCGCTGAAGACCCTGCTGTCGGGCATGACGGTCTCCGACGACCGCAACCCCGCGCGCGTGGTGGGGACCTGGTTCGGGCAGCCCGACCTCGAGTTGCGTGAGCAGAAGTACCCCTACTTCACCATCGACCTGATCGATATCCGGGAGGCGAAGGAGCGCGCGCAGCGGGGCATAGTCACACTGCCGTACGTCCCCAACGGGGATACCGCGCCCGCCACGGGAACCGTGGTCACCTACGACTTCCCGATCCCCTACGACCTGTACTACCAGGTCCGTTCCTGGGTGCGCCACCCTCGTCACGACCGCCAGATCATGTCCGAGGTGCTGAAGAACCGGCTGCCTTCCCGCTACGGCTCGCTGTACATCCCCGAGGACAACACGCTGCGCTCGCTGTTCATGACCGGAATGCTCAAGCGCGACACCACCGAGTCCGACCGCCGGTTGTTCTCGACCATCTTCAACGTCACCGTCCTCACCGAACTCACCCAGTCCGCAGCGATCACCGCTGCACAGGTCCACAACATCATCCTCACGGTCAACCAGACGGCTCCATGATCTCGCACCAGACGTCCCCCCAGTCGGCACCCCTAGTCACTCTCACCTCTCTGTAAGGAAACCCTCATGGTTGCAACCTTCAAGCGTCCTGGCGCCTACGTCGAAGAGGTCGTGCTGCCCCAGCAGATCAACTCGCTGGGACTCGACATCGCGGTCGGCGCCTTCGTCGGCGCCGCTGAGCGCGGCTCGGTGACCGGCCCCGTCTTCACCGCCACCTGGTCGGAGTTCTCCCGCCAGTTCGGTGGCTTCAAGCGCTCCGACGGCTCGGCGTACCCGCTGGCCTACGCCGCGTACATGTTCTTCTCCAACAACGGGCGCGGCTGCTGGGTCAACCGGGTCGCCTCGGGCACCGCGTACCCGGCCACGATCACGCTCAACGACGGGCTGGTATCACCGACCGACGTGCTGACGGTCACCGCCTCCAGCCCCGGCGACTGGGGTCTGGCTACGGCCACCTCCGGACTGTCGCTGGTGGTCGACAACCTGAGCCTGGTCTCCGCGATCCAGATGGTCAGCCGCAACGCCAGCAACGTGATGACGGTCACCACGTCGGCCTCGCACGGCCTGAGCGTAGGCACCATCGTCGCCATCACCGGGCTGACCGGTACCGGCGCCAACGTCGAGGGCCCTGTGCTCTCGGTCATCGACTACAAGAACTTCACCATCGCCAGCACCGGGTCCTCCTACACGGAGGGTGACATGATCACGGCCACCTCCGGCGCGGTCTCCCCCTCCACCGACACCTTCGCGGTCTCGGTGCTGCTGGGCGGTACCACGAACGGCTACCTGGTCGAGAAGTTCAACGATCTATCGCTGGACCCGGCCGCCGCTCGCTACGCGCTGCAGGTCATCAACACCAACAGCGCCTACATCCAGGTCGCCCTCCCGGCGGGCTTCGTCGCCCCGGTGGTGGGTGGGGTCAACGTCTACCGAGGCCCGAGCACCAACGAGGGCATCCCGGTCGGCCTGGGCCGCCCCACGGTCAACGTCGTCACCGTCCGTACCGCCGTCCCGACGGCCGTCGCGTGGGCCACGAACGTGGTCACCGTGACCGCCGCCAACGCCTTCGTGGTCGGCGACCAGGTGACGATCTCCAACGTGACCGTGGCCGGGAGCGTGACCAACGCGTACAACGGCACGTTCGCCATCGCGACGGCGACGGGCACCCAGTTCACCTACGCGCTCGCCACGAACCCGGGCACGGCGGCGGTCAGCGCGCTGACGCTGGCGACCTCCAGCCACACCGTCCCGACGCTGATCACAGGCTCCCTGGACGGCGCCGCGCTGCAGGCCTCCGAACTGATCGCCGCCGCCACGGGGCTGGACGCGCTCAACCCGAACCTGGTGGTCAACGTCCCCGACGCCGCGATCCTGTCGGAGTCGGACGCGCAGTCGGTCTACACCGCCTACCTGGGAATGCTCGACAACCGGGGCGACTCCTTCATGGTGATGGACACCCCCGCCGGGCTGATGCCCTCGGAGGCCATCGGCTTCGCCGCCGACATCACGCCGAAGTCCAGCAACGGGGCGATCTACTACCCCAACCTGGTCATCCCGGACCCGTCCGCGTCCTCGAGCGGTTCCACCCGCACCGTGGCCCCCGGCGGCGCGGTGGTGGGCCTGTACCTGGCCACCGACGCCTCGCGCGGAGCATGGAAGGCACCGGCGGGCGTCGGCGCCGCACTGTCCAACGTGGTCGCCCTGGAGCGCAAGTTGTCCTCCGGCGACCTCGACGCGCTGAACACGGCGATCACCCCGGTGAACTCGATCCGGTCTGTGCCCGGCGCCGGGATCTGCGTGTTCGGTGCCCGCACCGTCTCCAACGACACCCGCTTCCGCTACGTCAACACCCGGCGCACCATGCTCCAGATCAAGAAGAGCCTGCTCGACGCCACTCAGTTCGCCATCTTCGAGGGCAACGACACCCGGCTCTGGGCGCAGTTGCGCACGGTCTGCACCACCTACCTCAACGGGGTGTGGCAGTCCGGTGGTCTCAAGGGCAGCAAGGCCGGTGACGCCTTCTACGTGGTCTGCGACGCGACCAACAACTCCCTGCAGTCCGTCTCGGACGGCCAGGTCGTGATCGAGGTCGGGGTCGCGCTGCAGGTGCCCGCCGAGTTCGTCATCATCCGCATCGGCCAGTTCGACGGCGGATCTTCCGCCACCGTCACCAACTAAGGGAAGAGAGACCCCCCTCATGCCTATTGTCAACCCTCGCTCCAACCTCGAGACCGACCCGATCAGGAACTTCCGGTTCCTGGCCACGTTCTACCCGCACAAGGAGTGGACCGGTGCCGCCGCCGACAACCTGCGTGCGTCCCTGGTCGGCTTCACCTCGATCTCGGGGCTGACGATCTCGACCGAATCCATCCCCTACCGCGAGGGTGGCTACAACACGGCCGTGCACCAGGTGCCCGGCCAGACGTCGTTCTCCCCGCTCACCTTCCAGCGCGGTGTCACCCTGAACTCCAGCAGCCACTGGACCTGGATGGGCCAGTTGTTCCGTGTGCTGCAGGGTACCGGCGACGTTACCGGCTTCCGGGCCGACATCGACATCGCCGTGCTGCAGCACCCGATGGCCGTCGAGTCCGCCGCACAGTTCGGCCTGAACCAGGGCAGTGAGTCCGACAAGGTCGCCATGCGCTTCCAGGTCTACAACGCCTGGATCACCAGCCTGGCGTTCTCCGACCTCAACGCCGGTGACAACGCGATCATGGTCGAGCAGATGACCATGGTCCACGAGGGCTTCGACATGGGGTGGGCGCCCGACGCCTCCTCCAGCGTCCCCGCCCTGCAGTAACAGCACCCGACCCCCCACATAGGAGAACCACACGTGAACACCACCACCGCCGCCCAGCAGGTCATCGACAAGTTGGACAAGGTGCTCGCCGAGCCGGTCCCCAAGATCGTCGCCGAGCCCTTGCCCGACACCCACGTCGTGCTCCCGGGTGGGCTCCAGTTCCTCAAGGGCGTCGCCACCGACGCCGAGGTCCGGGAACTCACCGGGGAGGACGAGGAGTTCATCGCCAAGGCCTCCGGCAACCCCGGCAAGATGCTGTCGGCGATCCTGCAGCGGGGCGTGGTCTCCGTCGGCGACCAGGCCGCCGACAAGGGCATGCTGGAGAGCCTGCTCTCCGGCGACCGGGACGCCCTGCTGCTGGGCATCCGGCGGGTCACCTTCGGCGACGAGATCTACCTCGACGCCACCTGCCAGCACTGCCACGAGGAACTCTCGGTGACGCTCTCCATCGCCAAGGACATCCCCGTCAAGTCGCTGGGGGACGACCCGCGCGCGTGGCTGATGGACCTCAAGGTGGGCCAGGTGATGGTCGAACTGCCGGTCGGGTCGGTGCAGCGCCAGATCCAGGAGAACCTGGACAAGACCGGCGCCGAGGTGAAGACGATCATGCTGCGGGGCTGCGTCAATAGCATCAACGGGATGCCCGTGATCAGCGACGCCCAGGTCCAGAAACTGGGCGTGCGCGACCGCCAGAAGATCGTCGACGCGATCAACGAGGCCAACCCCGGGCCGCTCCTGGGTGCGGTCGTGGCCAACTGTGCGTTCTGCGAGAAGGAGATGTCCCTCCCGCTGGACCTGGTGTCCCTGTTTCGTTTCTGAGAGCACCCGGTTTCCTGAACTAGTCGACGCCTACGAAGCACTAACCCGGTCCTATCCCGGTTGGACCCTGTCTGAGATCAAGCGCCTCTCCCCCCGGGAGCGGTACGAATGGATGCGACGAGCAGTGAGGAGGAGGCACGGTGGCTGACCCGAAGATCGATGGCGGGGTCCTGAAGTCGACCGAGCAGGCGTCCAGTTCCCTCGACCACATCGACGAGGTACTGAAGAGCATCCTCACGACGGTCAACGCGCTCGGACCCTCCTCGGCGAAGGTCTCATCCAACCTGGCCAAGGCCGGAGGCGGCTCCGGCGGCGTGGGTGGCAGCGGCGCGCGCTTCGGCGGATCCGGCGGCACCGGCGGCGTCGGCTCGGGCGGCTCCAGCCTGATGAACATGGCCAGCAACGCGGTCATGGGCAAGGTGCAGTCCTCGAACACCTCGACCGCCGCGCGGGTCGGTATGGGCCTGGGCCTGGCCACCGTCGCGGGCGGGATCTCGATGCTCCCCTCGACCACCACCGGCGTCGGCATGCAGCAGTCGCTGTTCTACGGTGGGATGGCGCAGGGCAACGTCTCCACCGGGGCGCTGAACCAGATGTCCTCGACCGCGCAGGGATCGCTGGGCAACTTCCAGACCGCCGTCGGTGGGGCGCAGGCGGCGGCGAGCACACTGTCGATGGCGGGGTTCAGCAGCACCAGCGCGGCCGGGCAGGGGATGCTCGGCCAGGTCGGGGCGATGTCGCTGACCACTGGGATGACCAACCAGAGCGTCGCCGCGACGCTGGGCTCGCAGATGACCAACCCGGCCCAGTCCAACATGCTGCGGATGCTCGGCATCGAGACCTACGGCGCCAACGGCTCGGTCACCGACGTCGCCAAGATCGCCCAGCAGATGCTGGCCAAGGTCTTCCCGGGGCGCAAGATCACCCCGGAACTGGTGCAGACCGCGCTGCGCCCCGGCGGCACCCTGAACATGATGCTGGGGGCCTACTTCCCCGACAAGAACATGCAGTCGCTGGTACGCGACTCCATGATGAAGACCGCGATGAACGGGGGCGCCTACACCCCCAACAACGCGGCGACCATGGGCAAGTTGGGACTGTCTAGCACCTCGTCGAACCCGCAGGCCGCCCAGATGGGCTACATGTCCTCGGAGAGTGCGAAGGCCAACGTCGTGCGCAACGGCCAGGTCGCCGGGTACGCCACCGGGATGAGCGCCGGGTCCGACGTCAACAGCGACCTGACCGGCCTGGCGTCGGCGATCCAGCCGGTCACCGATGGACTGGTCGGTCTGGCGTCAGCGCTGCAGACCTTCGGGGGCACCTCCGGCGGCCAGGCGGCCAGCGGGATTCTCGGGGTCGCAGCGGGTGCCGTCGTCGGCAAGGGCGGCGGATCCCCAGACATAGGTACCGCCAGCGTCTCCACGTCCGGGGGCACGGCGGCGAAGGCGATGACCTCCTGGCCGACCACCAGCCACGGCATCAACGAGGCGTACGGCGTCAAGGGCGCCTGGGCCGCCGGACACCATACCGGCGTCGACATCGCGGCCAAGGACGGTGACCCGGTCGAGGCCTTCGAGGCGGGCACCGTCAAGGGCATCAACACCGAGGGCTCGGCGTACGGCAACCACGTCCTGCTCGATCACGGCAACGGCCTGACCAGCCTCTACGCGCACCTCACCTCGAGCCGGGTCAGCAAGGGCGACAAGGTCACCGCCGGGCAGTTGATCGGCAACGCCGGACACACCGGCAACGTCCACCCCGCCGGATCCAAGGGCGCCCACCTGCACTTCGAGGTCCGCCGCAACGGTGGCTACGGCCACGACGTCGACCCGATGCCGTTCATCTCCGGGGCCGCGAGCGCGGCAGCCACGTCCCCGCAGAGCAGCCCCACCTCCAGCGCGGGCACCGACGGCCCCGCGACGACCTCCACGAGCGCCACCAACGGCTCCTCGGGGGGCGCTGCGAACAGCACCGCCGCGAGCGGGGTAAACATCTGGACCGACATGTCGGGGCTGCACGCATCGGCCTCCAGCATCAACGGGGCGCTGGGGTCGGGGTCCGGCTCGAGCGCGGGCACGTCGCTGGGCACAGGGGCCACCAATGTCGCCGGGGGATCATCGACCTCAGGCTCGTCCAACGGCGTCGCCGCGACCGGGTCCACCCCCAGCATGACGACGGACTCTGGGGGTCTGTCGACGCTGATCAAGGCGGGCTGGCGCGGCGACGCGCTGAAGACGGCGTGGGAAGTCATGATGGCCGAGTCGGGCGGCCACGCGAGCGACCACAACAACAACGCCGCCACCGGCGACAACTCCTACGGCCTGTTCCAGATCAACATGCTCGGCTCGATGGGACCCGCGCGGCGCAAGGCGTACGGGCTGTCCAGCGACGCCGACCTGCTCAACCCGGACACCAACGCCCGGGTCGCGTACTCGATGTCGGCGGGCGGCAAGAACTGGTCCCCCTGGAGTACCTACAAGTCCGGCGCCTACTCCAAGTACGGGAGCAAGTGGGACGACCTGGTCAAGACCTCCGGTCTGACGGGGTACAGCCAGGGATCCTACGACGTGCCCAAGGACCAGGCCGCCAACCTCCACACCGGAGAGATCGTCCTGACCTCTGCGGTCTCCGAGGCGGTCCGAACCAACATGGCCAAGGGTCGGTCCGGGCAGTTGAGCGGTGGACAGGCGCCACAGGTGAACATCCAACTCACCGTGCGGGGGACCGAGGCTGAGGCGAAGGCGTTCGCCGCCAAGGTCAAGGGTTACCTCGAGGACGACGCCATGTACGCATCCCTGGGAGGCATCACCGCATGAGCATCACGCTGCCCACGTCGATCCCCACCCCGATCATCGGGGGTCGGTGGCTGGACAAGAACTCGGGGGGTTTGAGCCTGGTCGTGCTGAGCCCGGAGGTGCTGCTGGCGACCGGTGCCGAGTGGTACCTCACGGGGGGTACCAACCCTGCGTCCCTGTCGGCGCTGACGCAGGCCGACTGGTCTGGTCCGGTCGAGACTGTGGACGGGGCCGGGCTGACGGTGCAGGTGTTCACCGTGAACACCATCGCAGGGGTGGCGGTCAACCGGTACAGCGCGTACTACTACACCGTGGGCCAGCGCGACCCCGCCAACCCGACGACGTCGTTCGTACACAGTGCTACCTCCGGAGGGGGGTACCCGACCAGTGGCTGGAACAGTGGTGTCGGGGTGATCTCACCTCGGGCGACCCCGAACGTCAACGCCAGCCCGGCGTACAACGTCACCTGGGACGCAGTCACCGGGGTGGACTTCTCCAAGACCTACGTCGTGCAGTACGCGCTGGGCAAGACGGCACCGGCCTCCGTGGTCACGACGAGTGGCAGCGTGATGTCGGCGCAGGGGACGTCCGAGGCGGACGTGATAAGCAACCTAGGCATCCAGGATTTCTACACCTACCAGGAGACGACCGCCACCACGGTACCCCTCAACATCCTCAGCAGTGATCCCACCCAGTGGACCTGGTTCCGGGTGCTGGCCTACAGCAGCCTGTGGGGGTACACGAGCGTGTTCGCTCCGGGTGCCTCAAGCGTTCCCTGGCTGGGCGTGACCAACGACCCGAAACTGTACACGGTGCAGTCGAACACGGGCACTGTCGTGGTCGGGGAGCCTGCGAGTAGTACCTCCACCACGAACGCAGGCGTCTCGGACCCCGTGTCGGCCGCGAGCCTGCCCCTCGAGACCAACCTGCCGATGCTGATGAGTGGCATCGGTGGAGTCACACACATGCGGGGCAAGGACACCCTGCACCAGTCGGTGCGCTGGCGCGAGGGGATCCTGGTGCTCAATGCCGACCAGTCCGTCTCGGCGTCGCACACCACTCGCCGCTGGGGGATCCGATTCCACTACAACCCCTCCACCTGGAACCAGTCCAGCGCCATCGCGCAGGACATCGACCTGACCACGTACGCCCAGACCGGGGGCAACCTGCTGCTTCCGACCGCGTTCAGCACGGTGGACTTCACGATCTACCTGAACCGGATCATCGAACTCTCCCAAGACATTGACCCGCTCGACCCGGCGGGTGTCGCACTCCGGGCGCACCAGTTGTCCGCCATCGACTTCAACCCCGGGTCCGGCGATGGCGCCCCCCAGGCCAGCATCGCACCGGTCTCGCCATCGACCCGCGTGAACGGGAACGGCATGGGCGCGGGTGGGTCCGCCCCCGCCACCGTCGGAACCATCAACGAGACCGTCGCCGACAAGATCACCGCTGTGCTCCAGAAGGGCACGCTGGCCGACATCGAGTACCTGTACCGGGCCTGCAACGGGGACCCGGTCAGCGTCACCCATACCACCGAGAAGACCGCCGACATCGGAATGCTGGCGATGACCATCCTGGACCTCTACCTGGGCCCCAACATCCGCTACACCGTGCGCGTGGCCAACATGAGCGTGCAGCACATGATGTTCTCCAACCGGATGATCCCCACCTTCTCCCAGGTTCAACTCTCCCTGATCCGGGGCATCACGATGGGCACCGCCGGAAGCGCGGTCTCGGTCACCGACGTGGGGAACCTGACCAACCTCAACTGGACCAACCCCACGTCGACCACCGGGAGCACGAAGTGATCTTCCTCAACAGCCGCTATGCGGCCAATCCGGTGGTCACCTTGGTCTTCGACGGCGACACGCAGGTCTACCGGACGGCGCTGCGCAGCCCGCCCGCGCTGCCCCCGGCCACGTTCGGGACGCACTACTGGACCGAGACCGACCGCCTCGACGCGCTGTCCGTGCTGTACTACGGCGACCCCACCATGTGGTGGGTGATCGCCGACCTGAACCCGGAGATCCTCGACTTCACCGGGCTCGCGCCCGGGACCGTGATCCGGGTGAGCGGTGTCTGAGGTCAAGGTCGAGGCTGACCACAACGTCCAGAACTGGTACCTCGCGGAGTTCCCGCTGGGAACCAGTACGGTGCCCTTCTACAAGGGCGTCGAGGTGCGTCAGGCGCAGGGCGCCCATGACATCGCGGTGATCCCCATCGAGGGCATCGTCTCCAACCTCGACCGGTCATACGCGTCCGGAGCCCCCGTGCGCCTGACCTGGGGCAACAAGTATGGCCAGAACGTCTTCGTGGGCTACGTCAACCACACCAAGCAGGACCTGCAGATCACCCACCCCGTGACCAGTGTGGTCTGCCTGGGTGCGTCCTACCCACTGCTCGAGGTCCGCCAGCGCGCCTTCGAGCAGGTCAGCGCCGACCTGGTGGCCAGCGTACTGGCTCGCAACCAGGGGTTGGGCGCGCAGGTCGACGCGCACCCCCGCACGTACCCGGTGATGCTGCAGGACACGATCTCGGACTGGGCGCTGCTGCAGCGGATGGCCGCCGAGACCGGCTACGTGCTGCGGATGGAGGGCACCACGCTACAGTTCGTCTCCCGTGCCCGGATGGAGGCGTACTACAAACCACGCGCCCAGGTCTACTTCCAGAACCGCAGCGCGGTGGCCAACCTGCAGGGCCTGAACACCATCATCTCCTTCACCCCGGTGGTCGGCGACTACCTGCCTCAGGTCGGGGCGACCAACACCACCAAGACCGTCACCCAGGTGGACCCGGTGACCGGGATGACGATCCAGACCTCGCAGGCGCCGTCGGGCGGGGCTGCGTCGCGGGCGTTCTTCACCAGCCCGCAGTCCACCACGTCGCACACGCTGCAGGAGGCGTCCAGCAACCTCGAGGCGGCGACCCAGGCCAGCAAGTACGTCTACCGCGCCAAGGCCACGCTGCGTGGTAGCGCGCTCACCGCGCCCGAGCGGTTCGTCTACCTCAAGGGCGTTCCGGCGCCGTACGGCGGCTACTGGACGGTGCTCTCGGTCACGCACCGGGTGGCGGGAAAGTTCAACTACTACTGCGACGTCGAACTGGGCACCGACGGGCTGTACGGAGAGGTGCCACTCCCCACCGCTGGGCTGTCTTCAGAAATGCAGGGCGCCTCGATCCTGTCGGGCCAGACCGCGTTTGCTGATCTCTCGGTTCCAGAAAGCGTTCTGAACATCAAAACTGACGTGGTCGGGCAGATGGGCATAGCCCTCCAGGCAGCCCGTTGGACCAGTAACGTAGTCACGTACTCGTAGGGGTGAGAAAAATGCTCGATCTCCAATTTCCCATGGTGTTGGACTCCCAAGGAGCCATCGCCTCTACCAGTGACCCGGCACGCATCTGGCGGCAGCGCGTGTACGCGGTGATCTCCACCTACGTCGGCCAGCGCGTGATGCGCCCGACGTTCGGCACGAAGGCGCTGGACATGGTCTTCGAGACCGAGAGCAGCCTGCTGTTCGTGGCCACCCAGGTGGTCAACCGGGCGTTCACCACGAGCCTGCCCGGGTTCAACGTGACCTCGGTCAGCGTCGGCGACCAGTTCCGCTCCGACGGCCAGTTCCAGGTGGAGATCGTCTTCACCAACCCACAGGGGGTCCAGGACACGGTCGCCGTGCCCCTCTCGGTGGACACGTTCGCGGTCGGAGGGACCTCGGTATGACAGTCACCAATCTCAACCTGCCCACGGTCGACTACACCTCGCGCGACTACGCGTCGCTGCGTGAGGACCTGATCAAGGCCGTGCAGGCGCGGATCCCGGCCTGGACCGCCAGCGACCCCTCCGACGTCGGCGTCGCGCTGGTGGAGTCGTTCGCGTACCTCGGAGACTCGCTGAACTACTACATCGACCGTGCCGCGAACGAGGCCTTCCTGCCGACCGCCACGCAGCGCCAGTCCCTGATCGACATCGCCAACATGCTGGGGTACTACCCGGCCAACCCGATCCCGGCCTACGTCTCCAGCCTGACCATCAGCAACCCCACCACGGTGGCCCAGACGCTGACCAACGGCACCCAGTTCGTGACCACGACGCAGACCACAGCCGGATCTCGGTCGGTCACCTTCGAGGTCATCCTGCCCTCGTCCTACCCGGGCGCGGTGGCGACGATGACGGTCCCGGCGCTGGGCACGGTCACGGTCGCAGCGGTCGAGGGCGTCACGGTCGCCTACGACGAACTGGGGGTCTCCTCGGGGCAGCCGGACCAGGAGTTCACGCTGCGCGTCTCGCCCATCGTGGAAGGCTCGCTGAGCATCTCGGCGGGCCTGATAGGCAGTGGCGTCAACGTCGCCGGGAGCAACGGCTCCTATGGTGTGCTGCGCTACGGCGAGGTCACCTGGAGCGTCGGCCCGGACGCCTACACCCGGGTCCTGGGGTACGCCGACGCGGGCCCCAACACCAAGTTGTTCTTCCTGCGCACCGACGCCAACGGGGTCTCCACGATCCGCTTCGGCGACGGCGTCAACGGTCAGATCCCGCTCAAGGACTCCCGGGTCTACGCCACCTACCGGATCGGTGGGGGAAGCGCCGGAAACCTCCCAGTGGGCACCAAGTTGATCGGCCCGGGGTCGATGTACGGCTCCCTGGACGAGGCCTCGAGCGGGGGCTCCGACGGTGAGTCGGCGGCCTCGATCCGGCGCAACGCGGCGAGCACCTTCCGCTCCCGCAACCGGGCGGTGACCAAGCAGGACTTCGCCGACATGGCGCTGACCGTGCCCGGCATCGACAAGGCCGTGGCGCGCGCGAACACGTACGCCTCGGTCACCGTCTACGTCTCCCCGACGGCGGCCAGCAGCGACCTGGCGCCGGGCTTCAGTGCCTACCAGGTGCTCCAGAAGCAGGGCGAAACGGTGGGACACACGGCAACCCTGGTGGTCTCCGGGCTGCCACCCACGGTGGTCGTCGGTGGCACCTTCGCAGTCTCCGGGGTCGGCCCTGGGTGGGATACCACGGCCGCCGTCGTGTCCTCCCTGATCCGGCCCGCCGATGGCACCCCGTCCTCGGTCGTCTACTCCGCCCCGAGCGTCTCGGCGACCACGCTCACCCCGTGCACGGGCGTGATCCAGTTCGGGGAGGTGCTGTCGTTCACCTCGGCGAAGTCCGACGTGACCACCCTGCTGCAGACCAACTCCACCATCGGCTGCACGGTCACGGTCTCCCCCATCACGTACCGCCACGCCAACCTGACGACGACGATCTACGTCGAGCCCACGGTGCGCCGCTCGGTGGCCCTGACGAGGGCGGCGTCGGTGCTGAAGTCGCTGTTCGACTACGAGAACCTGCAGCCCGGACAGGGGATCCGTCCCCAGGACGTGGTGATCGCGCTGGCGATGACCACCGAGATCGGCTGGGCCACGGTCGACGACCTCCGCTTCTCCAACGACTCGGTGGCGTACACCACCGGGAACGCCGTGGTACCGGGGGCGGGCGAACTGCTGCGGATCCTCGACGGCAACATCACGATCAACTTTGGCGCCGGTACCGGCATCAACGACCTGTCCTGAGTTCGACCCCCGGCTCAGCCCCAAACACGAGAACATGTAAGACGAGGAAGGGAACCCCCCATGGCCTACTCTGACAGCACGTCCAGCACGTACCCCACCGTGGTCGAGACCGCTACCCTGATGGCGGCGCATAACGACGGTGACACGGTGCTGGCGGCGCACATGAACGCGGCCCAGGCGGAGGTCATCAGGATCGAGACCGCCCTCGGCGCGCTTCCCGCCGGTGGCTCCGCCACCGTCGCGGCCCGAATCGCGGCGACCGAGTCGACCGCCACCACACACGCGGCGGCCACCACCGCCACCCACGGCATGGGAGCCAGCGTCCTCGTCGGCACCGACCTCACCCAGACCCTGACCAACAAGACACTGACCGACCCCACGATCAACGCGGCCACGCTGTCCGGGAACCTCGACGGCAGCCCGACCTTCACCGGCAACCTCACCTTCACCGGCAACCTGAACTTCGCCGGGGCCACCACCGGGGTCGGGGTCGCCACCGGCACGGTCGTCATGATGCTGGGTGCCGGAGGGGCCGGGTACCTGCCCCTGAACGGGACCGCCGCCGTGATCACCAACTCCAACTACCCCAACCTGTGGGCGTACCTGGGCGGCTCGGGAACGTACACGCTGCCTGACTTCTCCGACCGCGTCCCGGTCGGCGCCAGCGGCACCAAGGCGGTCGGTGCGGTCGGTGGCTCTGACACCGTGACCCTGGGAGCCGGGAACCTTCCCGCCCACACCCACGACATGAGCCACGGCCACGGCGCGGGCACCTTCTCCGGTGGCGAGCACACCCACACGGGTGCGTACCAGTCCTTCGGGGTCGCTGTGCGTACCGGTGGGTACGACCTGCTGCGTCCGTTCACCGAGAACAACTACGCCACCCAGGGCAGCGGCAGCAACGCAGGTCACAACGGGGCGTCCCCGCGAGTGACCAACGTGGACGGCACGCACGGGCACGACGTACGGGTCGCCGACTTCAATGGCAGCACAGGGTCCACCGGGACGTCCACCCCGATCACAGTGACCCCCAAGTCGCTGGCGCTCAACTTCTTCATCAAGGTCTGAGTCGGAAGGCAGCATGACGAGGTACTCGGGGGCCAGTGGGTTCACCTACGGGAAGTACGGCACCGGTGTCTATGGCACCGGTGACATCCCGGACCTGCGGCTGAGCGGCTTCTCGGTCGCCCCCACCGACTCGCTGGGGTCCTACGTGGACGCCCAGGGTCTGCCGGTGTTCGGGCGCGGGACCGTGTCCTGGGGATTCCGGGCCGACATCGAGCCCAAGGTGAAGTTGCTGCGCTCCACCAAGGGCTTCGCCACCAGTCACCAGGACAACTTCTCGACCGTGATCGCGGCCACCGACTACCCCATCAATCTATCCGCCGCCACGGTCGACGGGTACGGCTGGACTGTCGTCGCCACGACCGAGCCGCACTTCCTGAAGTCCGGCGACGTGGTCACCTTCTCCGGGGTTCCGGTACCGACCGTGGACTCGACGAACACCGCCCTGACGACCTGGGACGGCACACCCCTGGTCTATGGGTCATGGGTGGTCTCGGTCATCCTCGGACCGACCGCGTTCGGGCTACGGCAGAACCCCAAGCCGCTGCCGGTCGGCACCACCGCGATGCTGGTCAGCGCGGCCGGGCTGACCGGGCTGCCGTTCGACGTGTCCGGCTTCTCCACCTACACCCCTGTGTGTGGCGCCATCGCCACCCCCTCACTGACCCGGATCCCGCTGGGGCAGGACTGGGTGACCGACCAGTCCGTGGTGCCCGGGGTCGAGTACTACTACTCGCTGTGGGTGGCCGACTGGACGGTGCCGGGGCTGTGGGTGTTCGGGGACCAGGCCAGTTTCCTGGCTCCCCGTGACCACAACAGCATCGCGCGCTTCTTCGACGTTCTGCCCCCGTTCCTGACCAACGTCAACTACGGGTCCAGCGAACTGCCCCTGATCGACGTGCTGAGCGACACCGACTCGCTCACCCCCGGCGCCCCGACGACCGGCAAGTTCCTGGCCGGTCTGGCGTGGCAGTGGGACAACATCCTGACCCACGTCGACAAGGTGCAGCGGCTGTGGGACGCGTCCTCGATGCCCTCTGCGCTGCTTCCCTCGGCGGTTGCCACGTTCGGGCTGCCCGACGAGCCGACGTTCGGCATGCGCTCGCGTAGGGCTCTCGTACAGAGCGCGCAGTACCTGAGTTCCTCCCGTGGCACCCGGGGCGGCCTGGAGGTCTTCGTGGAGTCCCTGGTGGGCCTTCCCACGACGGTCACGCTCGGACAGAACCTGCTGCTGGGCACCGACTGCTCCTCCTTCACCTATGGCACCGGATCCTGGGCGGCCACCAACGCCGCGCTCACGCTGGACCCCAGCAACACGTACGCGATCCCGAAGACCTACTTCGTCACCAACGCCGCCACCACCACGCCCGGGCTGCTGGACATCCCGCAGTCGCTGAAGGTCGCCGCGACCGGGTCGGCCGTGCTCTCACTGGCGGGGGGTGTCGTGAACGTGGCCCTGACGGTGGTCTCCACCTCGCTGCAGGTCGACACCGTGCTCACCCACGGGCTCGAGGTCGGCGACTGGGTGAGCGTCACCGGCGCCGCCCCGAGCGGGTACAACGTCACCGCCCAGGTGACCGGGGTCCCGACCCCGACCCGGTACACGCTGCTCCCCCCGGTCCTGCCGACGGGCATCGTGACCGCCCCCGGCAGCAGCCAGTCCGCCGCCACGCACGCCAACCCGTTCGCCCTCTCGCAGGGAGTTCCGGTGACGGCGGCGCTGCCCTACACGCTGAGTCTCTACATCGCCAGCAGCGTCGCCAGCACGGTCTCGGCCGCCGTCTCCTGGTGGGACGCGCAGGGCCGCCTGATCGGATCCCCGGTCACCGCCGTGACGTCGCAGGCCACCACCACGTCGGTGGCCCAGGTCGTGGGCGCCCCGGTCACATCCCCGGCGCGCGCGGCGTACCTGACCTGCGACCTGACGCTCGGCGCGGTGACGCACTACCTGGACGCGGTGATGCTCACACAGGGCGGCACGGCAACCTTCCAGGACGCGCGCACGGTGTACGTGGCGATGGCGGCGTCCTCGGCCTCGCTGGCGGCGTCCTCGAGCACCCTGAACGAGGTCGTGAGGTCACGGTTGGTGGCCAACCTGCAGAACCAACTCCCGGTCGGGACCGCGTTTGTGCTGAGCATCAACGGCACCTTGTTGTAGCGTCGCCTCCATGCCCCTCGCGGATGTCCTTGAGTTAGCAGTCACGATTCTCGCCACCGCGCTGCTGCTGGTCGTCGCCGGGGTTCCCCGGTACCCTCGCGCCAACGCCGTCCTGTCCCTGATGTACGCCACGGCGGTGCTCTTCGCGTTCGGGCACGGGCAGTCCTGGAGGACGGCTGTCCTTGCGATGGCTACGGGTTTCGGCGCTCTGGCGCTGTCCCGGCTGGCCCCCGGCGAGAACGTTTCGAGTGAACACGCCGCCGTCGGCGTGTCGAAGTTGCGTTCGCGTATCCCCAGGCTGTAAACCTGGTCCTCGCCGGGCCACCGAAGGCCCGGAAAAAACTCACCACAGTTCAGGCGGAAGCGAAAAGCCCCCATGAGTCATAACCCAGGCGCTCTCGGCGTCACATATTCCACACGCTCGGACCAGGCGTGAGCGCGCTACTGGCCGAGCGGTCACAACTCGACGAGGTCTTCCAGGACCCCAACCTGCTGCCCGCAGACCGTGACCTGTACGAGGTCCTGTACCTGTCCGGCAGGGCGCTCAGCGCTGACGCGGTCTGGACCCAGCACCTGGTCCCCGGGGGCCGTGACGTCATCCGAGCCAGCATGCGCAGGCTCAAGCAGGGTGACTACATCCGGGTCCAGAAGCAGATGCTCTCACCCGGTCACTGGCGCAACGAGCAGGTCTTCGCCGACCAGGTGAGGGCGCCCGAGTGGGGCGTCAGACTGGTCCCGGATCTGGTCCTCGAGGACGCTCCCGAGGCCCACTGTTATCAATCCGGCGTTCAAGTACTTGGGGGCCTAGGCGTTCAAAGTCAAAGTCAAGATCAAGAGATCAAGAAGGAAGAAGAGAAGAACACTCTTCTTCCCTCGCCGCAGGCGGCGAGCGAACCCCCCGAACACCCCACCCCGAAGGAGAACACCCACATGCTCCGTGGCCGAGATCGCGACGACGTCGACATCGCCAATCCACTCGCCTCGGTGCCCGAGCGACCGTCCCGGCCCGCACCGCGAGGGACCGCCACACGGCGTGACAAGGCCCCCGACCGTTGGACGTCGTTCGACCTGACCGCCGAGTTCAACTCCCGGGCCTACCGGGTCGCCGGTGACGTCCCCAACCAGACCAACGCCAAGAACCTGGGCGGCGCCCTGGGCCGCATGCTCCACAACGGGTCGTCCTCGGCCGCGCTGGCGCAGTGCATCGAGATCTTCTTCGCCAACCCCCGCAACCTGCGTGACCTCGGCGAGGGCGAGCCCCCGCTGTGGCGTCGTTTCCTGGCCGAGATCACCCACACGTACGGAACCGCCCAGAAGATCCTCGCCCACGACACGATCCTCGACGACGAGCATTACGCCGAGTCGGTGGCCATCCGTGACGCACAGATCGCGGCGATGCCCGCCATCGACGCGGAGAACCGCCGCATCGACGAGGAGCGCGCGAAGAGCCATGCCGCCGCCGCTGCCGAGGCGCTGGTTGCCCGCCAGAAGCGCGAGGATGACGCTGAGCGGGTTCGTGGCGAGATGTTGACCTACCAGGCACAGAAGGCCCAGAACGAGGCTCAGCAGGCCGCTGAGAAGCAGGCAGAGTTCCTTCGCCTGCGCGCCGAGTCCCAGGCCCGGTTGGCCGAGCACCCCGACGAGGAGTGGGTCGTCGAGGACGAGGAAGAGTGGATCCCGTCCGACGACGACGAGATGGTCGTCGTGGCATGAGTTACGACTTCGACAAACTGCCCACCACCCTTCGCTCCCGCGTCATCCACTCCCGGATCCCACCCCGCTTCCGAGGCGCCGAACTGGACGACCTGGACACCTACGAGGGCGAGACCCGCGAGGTGGTCGAGAAGTGGCTGGGGCAGATGACCACCGGCGAGATCCTGGTCGCCGACGGAAAGCGCACCACGTGCGGCAAGGGCCTGCTGATCGAGGGCCCGCCCGGAACCGGGAAGACCTTCCTGGCCAGCGTCACCGCCCAGTGCGTGCTGCGCAGGATGCCGGAGCCTATGTGGCGCGAGCGATGGCACCGCGTCCCCGGCGCCGCGCCGATGTCCTTCCCGAACCCGGTGATGTACTTCACCTACCCCGAGATCCTGTCCACCATCAAGCGCGGCTGGGACCGTGACCTCGACGACGCCGACCGTGGCCTGATGGACAGCGTCTTCGGACACGGCCCGGAGGCGAACAAGGTCCGCCTGCTGGTGGTCGACGACCTCGGCAAGGAGTACAAGAGCACGTGGTCCGAGGGCACCTTCGATCACCTGCTGCGGGAGCGCTTCGACGCCGGTCTACCGACCATCGTGACCACCAACGTGCCACAGAAGGACTGGGGCACCGCGTACAGCCCGGCGATGGCCTCGTTCGCCCACGACGCGTTCTACCCGGTGCCCCTGGTGTATGGCGGAACCGGCGACCGTCGCAAGAAGCCGGTACGGGTATGACGCAGCCCTGGATCCCCCGTGAGACGCCGCCCGTGGACGTACCCTGGTACACCCTCCAGTTCTTCCTCGACTCGGACAGCGGTGACGTCGACGAGGTCTCCTACCAGGTGGGCAGCCGGAAGTTGCGCTGCACCTGCTCCCCGCCGGAGGGCGGAGCGTGCCAGCACATCGCCGTGGTCCAAGAGCACCGGCTTCCCGGGGGCATCTTCCAGATGGACATCGGACCCGGAGGTATCGAGGAGGCCGAACGTCTCAACCTGGACGCCGCCGACCCTGCCGTGCTGCGTGACCTGCTGCGCCGCTACGGCCACATCGTGGTGCTCTGATGGTGCGCCCCCTGGTGTACCTGTACAGCGCCACCGTCGACCCTGCTGGTGACCCGGAGGACTTCGGCTGGTGGTTCCGGTGCTTCCCCTGCCCGGCTGTTCCGGCCGGAGGGCTCGACGCGGGGCCGTACCCGTCGGCTGACGCGGCGAACAACAACGCGCGCTTTCACGTCCGCCTCAAGCACCCTCGGGAGGCCTGATGCAGGGCAACGACATCGCCGGGTTCTTCTCGCCCCGGATCCTGGTCCACGCCGATGTGGTGATGGACCAGGTCGACAAGACCCGCAAGGTGCTGGGTGTCTTCACCCGGCACGCCGAAACCTCTGTCCCCAACAACGTGGCCATGAATCGCCTTTGGCACTTCTCCTCCCGCGTGAACGTGCTCCTTGAACTGATCTCTGAGGAACCACAGAAAGTGATCGACAACCTGATGACTGAGATGGACGAACGAGGCTCCAACCCCTTCCGGTATGCCACCGGCGGGATCTTCATCCCCGCGCTGGTGCGTGACCTGGCCTACCGACCCGACGTGCGGGGGGTCATCGACCTCCCGCAGCGGGCGCTGATGTACGGATCTCACTACCTCGACATCACCCAGGTCGGCTACTGATGAGCGATCTCGCACCGAACGCACAGCAGGTGGTCGGAGTACTGAGGCACGACTTGAGCCACCTCGGGAAGATGGTGACCACCGAACAGCGGGTCTACATCCTGCACAGTCAGTCCTGCCTGGACAGCGGGCGCGACCTGCGCACCTGCCCGTTCTCGTGCGCCCTCGACCGGGGCATCGATGAGGAGGCGTGGGACGGGTTCGAGGACGTGCCGGTGCTGCTCGCAGTGCTCCGTCTGGGTGACTACGACCCGGTGGGGACCGGCAGGCTGATCCCGCTCAAGGTGATGGGTAACCCCTGCGACGAGCAGGTTGAGAACTGATGGCGGCTGACAACGACATCCGGCTGCTGAGCAAGGCGATCCGGGACCGCGACATCCGCCCGATCCTGGTTCGGGGAATCGACGACACCTACTTCACCTCCCCCGAGGCGAAGCAGGTCTGGGCCTTCACCAAGGCCCACTGGGCCAAGTACGACGAGGTCCCCACCTCCGTCACGGTGAAGAACAACTACCCCAACTTCCGACTGCTCAACGTCACTGACACCATCGAGTACCTGGCCGACGAGACGGTCGCCTTCCATCAGCGGATGGAGACCGTGCGGATGGTCCAGGACGCGGCCGACGCGCTCGTCGCCGACCCGTCCTCGGGGCCCGCGCTGGCGGTGCTGACCGCAGGCCTGGGCAAGATCCAGGCCGTCGGATCTACCGTCTCCGACCTGGACATGATCGCCGACCCGCTGTCCCGCTTGACCGCCTACCAGGCGTTCCAGGCGCTCCCTAACGGGCTGCTGGGGCTACCCACCGGATTCCCCACCATCGACAAGGCCACCTCGGGCCTGCAGCCCGAGCAGTTGGTCACCATCATCGCCGCCCCGAAGGTCGGCAAGTCGACGCTGGCCATGCAGATGGCGATCAACGCCCACAACGTCGGCGCGACGGCACTGTTCCAGTCGTTCGAGATGAGCAACGCCGAGCAGCAGCAGCGCTACGACGCGATGCGGGCCAAGATCTCACACTCCTCCCTGCGCACCGGGACACTGTCATTGATGGAGGAGCGCCTCTACGAGGCGATGCTGACCGCCACCGCCGCGATGCCGAACCCGTTCATCCTGACCGACGCGGTCTCCGGGCTGAGCGTCAGCGCGATCACCGCCAAGGCGGAGCAACTCCGGCCCTCGATGCTGGTCATCGATGGCGTCTACCTCATGACCGACGAGGTCACCGGGGAGTGCAACACGCCGCAGGCGCTGACCAACATCACCCGCTCGCTGAAGAAGTCCGCCCAGAAACTCAAGATCCCGATCATCATCACCACCCAGGTGCTGTTGTGGAAGATGAAGAAGGGGCAGGTCAGTGCCGACGCCATCGGCTACTGCGTCGACGAAGAGACCGAGATCCTGACCCAGCGGGGGTGGAAGACCTACGACACTCTCCAGGTGGGCGACCTGACACTCACCCTGAACCACGACAGCGGCCTATCGGAGTGGCAGCCTGTGCAGGCGGTGAACGTGTTCCCGGAGATGACCCGGACGATGGCCTTGATGGAGGGGAAGGCGCACTCTTCACTCACCACGATGCAGCACCGATGGCCGGTGCTGCACCACTATTCGCGCCGGGGAACCGTGGATCGAGAGTGGCGAACGACGGGGGACCTGAATGCCGTCGACTACCTGATCACTGCCGCCGAAACCACGTGCCCCACGATGCCGACGTACACGGACTCGTACGTGGACCTGATGGCCTGGTTCTGGACCGAGGGTCACATCAACGGGCGTCATGGGAATGTGGGGATCACCCAGTCACACACCGTGAACCTCGACCACACCACGTCCATCCGGGACCTGCTAGAGAAGGAGTTCGGGTCCGAGTGGTTCGGCCCCATCCCACGCATGGGGAGGTGCAGCGATGGCGCCCCTCGCTGGCGCGCGAACGTACGCGACAAGGGGATTACCGAGTTCTGGCTGAGTGTGGATGCCGGAAGGGCGCTGCTGGCAAACGCTCCCGATAAGGTCCCCACCTGGGACTTCCTGCGGAAGTTGACCAAGGATCAGTTGCACTCGTTCATCCGGGTGTCAATGCTGGCGGACAACAACGGCCCGAATGCGCTGTCCCAGAAACGGCGGGACGCCGCCGAGATGTTCCAGTTCGCGTGCACGCTGGCAGGGATCAACACTGGCCTCCAGCAGGATCCGTCCGGGATGTGGCGGGTTGGTATGCGCAAGCGTCAGGTCGTCACACCTATCGCCTCCGCCGCGCAGGATCGGAGGTTTGTGGCCCGCGCGGTGACCCACACGGGGATCATCTGGTGCCCCACCACCCAGAACAGCACCTGGTTCGCCAGGCGCAAAGGAAACGTGTATTTCACAGGAAACTCGTCGTCGTTCTTCCAGGACTCGGACGTGATCCTGGGCCTGCAGGCTGACGAGGACAACCCGATGGAGAGGATCCTGAAGGTGGTCTCATCCCGTAACACCGGCCCCGCCGAGACCGCCCTGAAGTGGGACTGGACCACAGGCGAGTTCGAGGAACTAGGAGCGATGATCCCATGATCCTGGTCACCGAAGACCTGCTGAGCAGCATCGGCATCGACGTGCTCGAGACCAAGGGCGACGAACTGGTCGCGCTGTGCCCGGGGCACGAGGCCACCACAGGGCGTGCCGACAACTCGCCCTCGTGGTCGATCAACGCCGAGACCGGGGCGCACTTCTGCTTCTCGTGCGGGTACAAGGGCGGTCTAGCGTCCCTGGTCGCCGATATGCTGACGATCACCACCGCCGAGGCGCGGGACTGGCTCGCCGCCGAGCACGAGGTCGACTTCACGATGCTCAGCGAGCGGCTGGAGCGCGTCAAGGAGGCGTACACCAACCCGTTCCGGCTGGTGAAGATGTCCGAGGCACGGCTGGCGGTCTACACCGACCCGCCGCAGTGGGCCCTCGACGCACGCGGGCTGACGGTGGAGGCGTGCCGGGCCCACACCGTGCGCTGGGAGGACGCCCACCACTCCTGGATCATCCCGATCCGCGAGCCCCTCTCCGGCACACCGAGGCAGCCCGGGGACAAGTTGCTCGGCTGGCAGGAGAAGGGCCAGGACTCGCGGCTGTTCAAGAACCGCCCGGCCGGGGTCCAGAAGTCCTTCGCCCTGTTCGGGCTGGATGTCTTCATGGAGACCGATGGCAAGAACATGATCTTGGTGGAGTCCCCGCTGGACGCGGTCCGGCTGACCTCGCTGGGGATCGAGGGCGGGGTGTCCTCGTACGGCGCGGTGGTCAGTGACGCGCAGATGATGCTGCTGCGCGGGGCCACTAGGCTGTGCGTGGCACTGGACAACGACAAGGCCGGGATCAAGGCCTCCGCCGCCATCTGGGAGGCCTCGAGGACCCTCGGCATGGAGCCATGGTTCTTCAACAACACGTGGTCCGAGGGCAACAAGGACATCGGCGACATGACGGAGGACCAGATCCGTGTGGGGATCGGGGAAGCGGTCCACTGCTCAAGAGGTCGTTCCTCCTACCAGCAGGGGGTGTCGTACCGATGAACTCGTGGGAGCAGCCGGAGTGGCTCGTTCTATCCGCGCTGCGTCGGCACCTGTACGTCTACGGCGACAAGGGGAGCAAGCCCTCTGATCCGGGCTGGCACGCCTGTTCGTGCGGGGCGTGGGAAGGCTACTGGTCCGACTACCAGCCGCACGTCGCTGAGCAGATCGTCGCCGCACTGGGGCAGAAGTGACCTTCACAGGGACACTGCACCCTTTCCAAGTCGAAGGTGCTGCAAAGATGGTCGACGTCGGCAAGGTGCTCGCCGCCTACGACATGGGCGTGGGAAAAACCGTACTCACCATCGCCGCCATCGAGGAGTTGATGGACCAGGGCCAGATCACCAAGCCCGGCCTGGTGGTCGTGCTGTCCAGCCTGAAGTACCAGTGGGCCCACCAGATCCAGGCATTCTCCGACGACGCCACCGCGCTGGTGATCGACGGCACCCCCAAGCAGCGGGAGGCCCAGTACGCGCAGGCGTTGGACTGGGAGCACAGCGGCGTCGACTACATCATCCTGGGGTACTCCCAGGTGGTCGACGACTGGGAGGTCGTCAAGACCCTGCCGCGTGGCTTCATTGTCGCCGATGAAGTCACCGCCCTGAAGTCGTTCCGGTCCCAGCGGTCACGCAAGATGAAGGCCCTGCGTCGGGGTGCCAAGTACCGTTTCGGGCTGACCGCGACCCCCATCGAGAACGGTAAGCCCGAAGAGGTGTTCTCCATCATGGAGGCCATCGACCCCTCCGTGCTGGGCAACTTCCAGGACTTCGACGAGCGCTACATCGTGCGCAACGCCCGTGGGTGGCCCGATCACTATGCGCACCTCGACGAACTCCACGCCCGCCTCCAGCCTGCGATGATCCGAAAGTCACAGACCGACCCCGACGTCGCCCCGTTCCTGCCCGACACGATCCATCGCGACCCGGTGATGGTTCCCCTGGACTACCCGTCCCGGGTGCTGTACAAGACGGTCAACGACGAACTGCTGGCGGACCTGGAGTTGATGGAGTTGATGGTCGAGGCGGGTATGGCGACCGAGTTCAACCTGTTCCGCCACTACGGTGAGGACTCCGACGAGGACGCCGACCCGGTCTCCCGCGAGGTGGACACGCTGCGCGGTCAGATCATGAGCAAGTTGACCGTGCTGCGGATGCTCTGCGACCACCCCGACCTGCTAACGATCAGCGCCGCCAAGACCACCGTCGCGGGCTCCAAGTCAGGCTCCAAGTACGCCGCCGAACTGCTCGACCGGGGGCTGCTGCCCACGCGCCCGAAGACCCCGAAACTCGACGCGGTGGCTCAGTACGTCGCCGACCATCTCGAGGTACCCAGCCACAAGGCGGTCGTCTTCTCGGTCTTCGTGCCAACCCTGGACCTGATCGCCGAGAGGCTGGCCAAGTACGGTGTGGTCACCTACTCCGGGGCGATGAACGCAAAACAAAAAGAGGCCGCCAAGGTCCGCTTCCAGACCGACCCGAAGATCCGGGTGCTGGTCTCCTCCGACGCGGGCGGCTACGGGGTCGACCTGCCGCAGGCGAACCTGCTGGTCAACTACGACCTGCCCTGGGCCCCCGGCGCGGCGGCGCAGCGCAACGGCCGGATCCAGCGCGTCTCCAGCACCTGGAAGACGGTCACCGTCCAGGACTTCCTGATCCAGGGATCCATCGAGGTCCGTCAGTTCGAGATGCTCTCGCACAAGGGCAGCGTAGCCTCAGCGATCATCGACGGCCGGGGGATCAATGATGCGGGTGGCCTGGACTTGTCCTTGACGTCACTTCGCCATTTTCTGAAGTCCCCAGGACTCTAGACTTGGCCCATGGCTGAGAAGACGCAGGCGCCCAACAACAAGAGCGTGCCCCCGGACAGGGCGCACGATCCGGCCCGCTCCGGCCTCGGGGAGACCCCGATCCGTACCGTCCGCGTCGACGACGCGACCTGGAGCGCCGCGAAGCGCAAGTCCAAGGCGTCCGGTGGCACCATGTCCAAGGTCATGGTCACCTCGCTGAAGCACTACGTCGGCAAGTAGCACCGTGGACACCCCCAACCCGGCCCCGCACGACGAGTCCACCGTGTCGGTCGTGCCCGTCTCCGGCCCCACGGCAGCGCAGGAAGTCGCCGCGCACAGCGCGGCCCAGGGGCACAAGTACGTCATGTACTTCCCCGCGCACCCGGCGCGCACGAGCGACCCGCACTACGCCGACTTCAACGCTTACCACCGCAAGCACCACGACACCGCGACCTGCTACGTGGGCGACCGGATCGGCTACGACGAGTGCAGCGAAGGGCCCCTCGAACTTCATCACGCGCACATCGAGTTTAGCCTCCAGAACGGCGTCGACCTGAAGGCGCTCGAGGTCGATTACCCGGGGATCTCCAACCCTGACGAGGTCGGCACGTGGATCGAGTCTGAGCAGAACTTCCGCTGGCTCTGCGCGTTCCACCACCGTGGGCACGCAGGCGCACACACGGCGAGCCATGCGGACTGGGAGGCTGGCCAGTACCTGCGCGGCCTGTTCGGCGACGCCCCCGAACCGCACCCTCACGACGACACGCCGACGCATCTCTGAATGTGCTGAAGCGCACCCTCCCGTGCTAATCTGACGCTACAAATTACGGGGCCCGACGAGGGGCTCCGCTCGGACTCCGAAGGACCCCTGACCTATGGCTCGCATTATCCCCCCTGACCCGAACCGTGACGCTACCGACAGCCCCCTGGGCAAGTTCCGGCGGTTCGCGCAGTTGAAGACCCTCGCTGCCGATCTCACCAAGCAGGCCGACCTCCTGAAGAAGGAGTTGTCCGCCTGGGTGGACACGGCTGGGTACACCGACGACAAGGGCTCCAAGTGGGTCGACTTCGAGACCCCCATCGAGGGCTACAGCGCCCTCCAGTGGCAGCGCCGCAGCACCCCCAGGTTGGACGCGGACGCGGCCGAGAAGATGCTCACGGAGCGCGGGCTCGAGTCCCGCTGCTACAAGACCATCCGGGTCCTCGACGAGACCGAGGTCATGACCTGCCTGGCCGAGGAGGTCCTCTCCAGCGCCGACATCGACGTCATGTTCCCCTGCACCGAGACCTGGGCGTTCGTGCCCACCAAGGCCTCGAAGTGATCGACACCATCATGACCTGGGTCATCTCCGTCGGCGGGATCATACTCACCCTAGGTGTGGTGTGGATGCTTGGGTGCATCGCGGACTCGGACCCCGCATGAGCGGCCTGGACGAGGCCGTAGAGGCCCTGGAGGCACTCGGCAAGCAGCAGCAGAACCTGACGCAGGGGATCAAGCACCTGCGCGCCGTCGAGGAGTGGGCACTCGCCCAGCAGCCGGTGAAGGACGGAGACAAGGTCACCCTCAAGTCCTCCTTCGTCTCCCCACCCCCGCCGGGGCGTGGTGGCAACGGTTGGTCGGCCTACCACGAGGCACTGGTCCCCGGCGCTACCGGTGTCGTCCGCGAGGTTTCCTACAACGGGTACCACCATTACTGGGGGGCCGAGGTCCGGCTCGACGTCGAGTGGTACCACTCCGGTGACCTGGTCATACTGTCCGACGACCCGCACCTCTTCTACATCAACGTCAGGCACCTGCGTCCGCGCCGGAAGTCCGACAAGGGGCTCACCGCCCCTGAGGGTGCGCAGACCTGGAGGCAGCGCTCCTACGCCTCCGAGCAGGCGGCCCGAGAGGCCCGGTCATGACCTGGCGCTACGTGGCCGCGTTCGACGGCGAGTACTGGACGGTGCGTGAGGTCTACGACGCCCCGCGCGGCTGGACTGCCGAGCCTAGCCTCGCGTCCGGGGATACCCTCGAGGAACTCAAGTCCGACCTGCAGCGCATGCTCCACGACGTCTCCGACGGTGTGGTCCTCGACATCCTGAGCGGGACGCTCTCATGACTGACCCGTTCGCCGCCTTCTACCCTGGCAGCAAGCGCAAGCGTCACGACGTCTCCACCACCACCTCCAGCAAGGAGGTCGCCGACTGGGAGTTGATGGCCTCCAAGAAGACCTACCCCGTCGCCGGGCGCCGGATCCACCTGTACCGGATCAGTGCGCTGGCCACGGCGCTGGGCAAGTCCGAGATCACCATCCGTTCCTGGATCAGCAACCGGTACCTGCCGAACGCCCCGATCCGGCTTCCCGCCGCCGATGCCGCCGACGACAAGAAGCGCGGCGCCCACCGCATGTTCACCCGCGAGATGATCAAGTCCGCCGTCGACTCGTTCGACAAGCGCGGTCTGCTGGGCGTCCCCCGCGTCGAGTGGAACATGCACCCCGATCTTCCCAAGGAGATCCTCGCCGACTGGCAGCGGATCACCAAGGAAGCATTTACACCCGCACCAACCACAACTGACCACCTGAGAAGGGCATGACCATGGGCATCCGCCGCGCAGTACCGACCGCTGACTCCTACGCTCCCGAAGCGCTGGACGAGGACGAGACCATCACCCCCGCCCCCGCGCGCCGCCTGCGCGCCACCAAGCCCGCGCCCGAGCCTGAGCCGGAGTACGAGGACGAGACCGCCGAGGAGACCGAAGAGGAGGCCCCCGCCGCCCCGCCGGTCCGCCGCGCCAAGGCCGCCGCCAAGCCCGCGCCCGAGCCGGAACCGGAGTACGAGGACGAGGACGAGGACGAGGTCCCCGACAACGCGGGCATCATCCAGTCTGGATGGGGAGAGGCCAAGAAGCGCCTCGCCAGCAGGACCACGATGACCAACGACTTCAAGGTCACCGAGGACGAGCAGTTGATCCGGTTCATCACCGACCAGCCGTTCATGTTCGACCAGCACTGGCTCAAGGAGCGCGAGGGCAAGAAGTCGTTCATGTGCCTCGGAAAGACCGTCTGCCCGCTGTGCAAGATCCTGGGTGATGTCCCGGACCTGAAGTACGGCTTCCAGGTCGTCAACCTCTCCAGCGAGGAGGACGCCGACCCGGGGGTGCAGTGGTGGATCGCGGGCACCCGGGTGTTCAAGCAGTTGGTCAAGTTCAACGACAAGGCCCCGATCAACAAGGGCTACTTCGTGGTCTCCAAGTCGGGCAAGGGGGGCGACACGATGCACGCCATCTCCCCGGTCAAGGAGCGCGACCTGGGCGAAGACTGGGGACTCGACGTGGACGCGGTCAGGACGCTGATGGCCGGGCTGAAGCCGCTCGCGCAGAACACCCTGCGTCCCCCGTCGGTGCAGGACCTCCGCGAGATCGCCAACGAGATCAAGCGGTCCTAACCAGATCCCGTGGGGGTGGGTCAGCCGTCCAACCTGGCCCGCCCCTGCGTCTGCCCCCTCGCCCCTGACCTCTGAAGGACCACCCGTGCTCCCGCTCCACGACAGCCGAACTACCTCCGACGGCATCACCTACAACCTCATCACCACCCCCGAGCAACTCGCCGACGTGCAGGACGTCTACTCCGCCGAGGACGAGTTCACCTACGACGTCGAGACCATCGGCGAGCACCGGGGAGACACCGTCCGTAACGACATCGTCTGGCTGTCGATGGCCTGCGGCGAGCCACGCAACGTCCGCACCGACGTGATCCCGATGGGCCACCCCAACGGGGAACTGCTGCGCATCGACTACCCTATCCTGAACTCCGGTCTGAAGCGCCGTGCCGCCGGGCTCGAGGTCCGCCCCCAGGACTACTCCAAGGCCGCCAACAAGGGCGTCAAGGTCTTCTCCCCGCCGCCGGTGCAGTTGAGCCCGGGCGAGGTCTGGGGAACACTCAAGCCGCTGTTCACCTCCGAGCAGACCAAGATTGGGCACGGCCTGAAGTTCGACCTGGTCAGCGCGGCCAAGTACCTGCAGGGCGAGATCCCCTCCCCGCCGTACGCCGACACCCTGGTGATGGCCTCGATCCTGGACAACCGGCACCACTTCCACCTCGGCCTGGACGACTGCTCGGCCCGTGAACTCAAGTACCACATGGTCAAGGGTCTGGGCAAGAACGTCGCGCTGGCCACCTTCTCCGACACCGCCGACTACTCCGCCATCGACGCCAACAAGACCCACCTGCTCAAGCATAAGTACGCGCCCAAGATCAAGCGCGACCACCTGACCGGGATCTTCAACCTGGAGATGGACCTGCTCGAGGTGCTCGCCGACATGGAACTCGAGGGCGCCCCGGTCGACATCCCCGCGCTGCAGGTCCTCTACGACCGCCTGGCCGCTGAGATCGAGGTCGCCGAGGCGCGCGTCTTCGCCGCCGCCGGGCGGGCGTTCAACATGAACTCCAACCCCGAGAAGCAGAACCTGCTGTACGCCCCCAAGGCTGAGGGCGGGCAGGGACTGCGCCCACGCGGGCTCACCGACACCGGAAAGATCGCGGCCGAGAAGGGTGAGCCGATCACGATCAGGCACTACTCCACCGACTCCGACGCGCTCGAGCCGTACCGTGGCAAGAACCGGCTGGTGGACGAGATGCTGGCCTACACCGAACTGGACAAACTGCAGTCGACCTACGTCATCCCCTACCTGGGCGGAGAGGTCACCCACACCACCGGCGGCAAGTCCAAGACCACGGTCAAGGACTCGATGCTGATCAAGGGGCGGATCCACACCGACTTCGTCCAGTACGGGGCCGAGACAGGCCGGATGAGTTGCGTCTCCGGGGACACCCTGCTGCTGACCAGCCGGGGCGTCTTCCGCTTCGACGAGTACCTGCCCGTCGAGGGCGACCATGTGGTCACCCACATGGGCCGCTTGCGGCCGGTGCTGCGCAAGATCTACAAGGGCGTCGACCAGATGGTCCGGCTCGTTCTGGAGAACGGGGCGGTTCTGACCTGCACAAGGGACCACAAACTGCTAACCTCCAGGGGAGCCTGGGTCCGCGTCGGAGACCTGGCCGTCGGAGATCGGATGGCTACCCCCTATGTCAGTGTCGAAGCGGTACGTAGCGGACCCGGAGAACCGGCGTCAGGTGCTCCTGGAGTACATGGCACCGGGGAAGCCCACCACGGCGACGCTGGCCAAGTGGCTGGGGGTCACGCACGCGACCGTGACCGCCATCCTGGACCTGGAGTTGACCCCCGAGCAGCGCAGGGCGGAGAAGGCACTGCGGTACTCACGTTCCAAGATGGGGCCCAAGAACCCTATGCGGGGCAAGAGTGGTTCCCTGCACCACAACTACAAGGGAGTGATCCCGGACGGGAATGGGTACCTGCAGGTCAAGGTGAGCGAGAAGTACGTACTGCTGCACCGCTGGGTGATGGCGGGGCTGCTGGGGCTGGAGGACCTGCCATCGAGCCTGGACGTCCACCACATCGACAAGGACCCGCTGAACAACTCCCCGGACAACCTGGCGCTGGTGACGAAGCCGGGTCACCGGACGCTGCACAACCAGTTGATGTACGCGGATCGTCCCGACTTGTGGAAATCACCCCTGTGGGAGCAATGGGAGTCTGGGACATCGAGGTTGCAGGAGATCACTCCTACGCCGCCCACGGGTTCCTGAACCACAACTCGCGCCATCCTAACCTGCAGAACGTCCCGAACCCGAAGAAGTCCGAGAACGGTCTGCTGATCCGCAACCTGTTCATCGCCCCGGAGGGCTTCAGCCTGGTGCAGGCCGACTACTCCCAGATCGAGCCCCGGATCATCGCCTCCTTCTCCAAGGACCGGGCCCTGATCCACAACTACCTGACCGGCGGCGACGTCTACGTCCTGGTCGGTGACTCGATGAGCGTCGACCGCGCGGCCGGGAAGGTGCTGGTGCTGGCCATCTCCTACGGCATCGGCCCCGATCACATCGCCAAGGACATCGGTTGCACCTCTACCGCAGCCAGGGACCTGATGAACAGGTTCAACCGGAACTTCCCGTCCATCGAGGCGTACAAGAGGCAGGTCATCCAGGAGGCCCGGCTGAAGTCCCCGGTGCCCTACGTGACCACCCTGCTGGGGCGCCGTCGATACTTGCCGCTGCTGCGCAGCACCGACTACAAGGAGAAGTCCGGCGCCGAGCGACAGTGCTTCAACACCAAGATCCAGGGCACCGGCGCCGACATCATCAAACTGGCCATGGTGCGCGCCCACCGGCTCATCCCAGAAGGTGCGAGGATGATCCTGACGGTCCACGACGAGATCGTGATCCTGACCCCCAACCACCTCATCGACGAGACCTCCGAGGCCCTGCGGGAGGCGATGGAGGGCATCAACGTGCTCTCCGTGCCACTGACCGCCGACATCCACGTGGTCACCAAGTGGGGAGACGCGAAGTGACGAGAAGGAGCAGCAGATGAGTAGTGCAGCATGGTGGGCCGCCAAGGTCGGTGGCAACGCCCCCCTCCCCCCGGCAGCGCCGAGGCCCCAGGTGCCCCTGAACCGCCCGCCCGGTCAGTACCAAGGCACCCCCGTCCAGTACGACGCCCAGCAGGACGTGCTGACCGCCAAGGCGCAGGCCGCCGCCACCCGGCAGGCGGCCAACCACTGCCCCGAGTGTGGCAGTGGCGACTACGTCAAGGTCGGCACCGGCATGAACGAGCGTGGCTCGTTCGACGTGATGCGCTGCTACGCCTGCGGCTGGCCACTGATGCAGACCGGCTCCGGGGCGTCCACCAGCCGGGGCGCCACCTCCACACCCGCCCAGCAGCCCGCCAGCGGCGGGTTCAACCCCACCACCATCGTCGACAGGATCTCCTGACCCATGGCTCTTCCTGCAGCACTGCTCGTCCTGGCCCGTGACCTCAATAAGCGCTACGGCGCCAACACCGTAGTCCTCGGCAGCCAGGTCGTCGTCCCACCCCGAATCCCGTCGGGATCGCTCAGCCTGAACGTCGCCCTGGGCGGAGGCTGGCCGGGCAACACCTGGGCCGAACTCGTCGGTGAGGAGAGCGCGGGCAAGACCGCCATCGCACTGAAGACCGTCGCCGAGAACCAGATGGACGACCCCGACTTCGTCACCGTCTGGATCTGCAGCGAGGAGTGGAACCCGCAGTACGCCGAGATGTGCGGGGTCGACCTGGACCGGGTGATGCTGGTGGAGACCAACGTCATGGAGGAGGCATTCCAGGCGACCCTGGAGTTCCTGAAGACCAAGTGCGTCGACATGGTCGTGATCGACTCTCTACCCGCCCTGGTGCCCAGCGCCGAGGACGAGAAGGAGATGGGTGAGATGACCGTCGGTCGTGGCGCGATGCTCACCAACAAGTTCTTCCGCAAGGCCGGGTCGGCCACCAAGCGCAACCCCGATGGGTCCGAGCGCCCGGTCACCGGGATGGTCATCAACCAGTGGCGCCAGCAGATCGGGGTCACCTACGGCGACGACCGGACCACGCCGGGTGGAAAGGGCAAGAACTACTACTTCCAAGTCCGCGTCGAGGTGAGGCGGGCCGAGTGGATCGAGATCGGGCCGTCCAAGGCGAAGATTCGCGTAGGGCAGAGCCTGAGGCTGCGCACACTCAAGAACAAGACCGCGCCGCCGCAGCAGGTCGCCTACGTCGACTTCTACTTCGCCGACGGCGGAGAGTGCCCGGCCGGTCAGTACGACACCGGCAAGGAGATGGTGACCATCGCCATCCTCAAGGGGATCATCACCCGCGCGAGCGCCTGGTACTCCTACGACGGCAAGAAATGGAACGGGTCCGACGCCGTCGTGGACGCCGTCCGGGCCGACCCGGAGTTGAGGGCCTCCATCTACCGCGAGGTTATGGACACCTTGAAGAAAGTAGTATGATCCATGGTAAGAACAAAAGGCCAGGTCGAGTCTCGGCGGCATGAAGAAAGACTCGCCAAGGTCACGGGTGGGAACAGAGTCCCCGCGTCAGGGGCGTTTTGGAGCCAGAAGGGCGATGTCCGTTCCGCCGACCTCCTCATCGAGCACAAGTGGACCGGGAAGTTGTCATTCACCTTGAAGGCCCAAGTGCTGGAGAAGGTCATGACGGAGGCGATCATGTCCGGTCGCACCCCCGTCCTGGGCTTCCACCTCAACGCCAGGAACTACGTGGTTCTCAGCGAGGAGGACTTCCTCGGCTTGCGTCTTCTCCTAGCACAGCGTGAGGACGTACGTGCCGGACTGGAGATCGAAGGCGAACTGCCTTGACCACGACACTGAAGGTTTCTACCCACCCCGCGAGAAGGGCCTCTACCAAGAGGTCGCCTCTGCGGCCAAGAAGGTCTGTTTCTCTCCCGGCGTTGATGGCACCCCCAACTGTTCTGCACAGAAGCGGTGCCTGCTGTTCGCCATCGACCAGGACGAGAAGTACGGCATCTGGGGGGGCATGAGCCACCGAGAACGCAACGCTCTCGTCCGCCGGGCCGACCGCCTGAACTCCCCCATTGACGCCCTGATCCCGTAACCTCTCGTCGTACCACATCTAGGAGCACCACTCGTGCGAACACTCGCCGTCGCCAAGAAGTCCCCGGCCGCCGTCAAGAAGTCGTCCCCCCTGAGCACCTACGTGGCCGCCAACAAGCGGGCCACACGGCTCACCGGCCACGTCGAGCGGCACCTGCTGACGCGTGCTCCGGAGGAGCGGCCCACGGATGTGCTGCACCCCTCGGCGATGTCGCACTCCGACTGGTGCGCCCTGGAGAACTACCACGTCATGGTAGGCACTCCCACCGGCAAGGCCCCGGAGCAGCCGGGACTGCGGATGGCCTCGATCTTCGCCGAGGGCCACACCATCCACAAGAAGTGGCAGCAGTGGCTGCGCGAGATGGGCAACCTCTATGGGGTGTGGGTGTGCACCGACTGTCTGCTGTCGTGGTGGGACACCTCCCCGCAGCAGTGCATGGGCTGCAAGGGGGTCAACGTCGCCTACGCAGAGGTCCCCCTGATCTCGGACCCTAAGTACCGGATCGCGGGCCACGCCGACGGTTGGGTCGTCGGGCTGGCTGAGCCGTTCGTGATCGAACTCAAGAGCATCGGGATCGGCACCATCCGGGTCGAGGACCCTGCGCTGCTGATGAGCAACGACAACGACCTGGACAAGGCCTGGCGTGCGATCCGGCGCCCGTTCCCGAGTCACCGCCGACAGGGCCAGTTGTACCTGCGGCTGCTGCACCAGATGCAGGACCGGGGCGACATCGCGGCCGAGATCAAGATTCCTGAGGAGGTCGTGTTCCTCTACGAACTCAAGGCCAACCAGGATTACAAGGAGTTCAGCGTCTCCTACGATCCGGAGAGCGTCGACGACCTGTTCAACCTCGCCCTGGACATCGACTGGGCGATCAAGACCAAGACCCCGCCGGAGTGCAACATCATGGCCGCCGGAGCCAAGACCTGCAAGAAGTGCGAGCCGTACCGGAAGGCGACCAACTGATGGCCAAGGACAAGGGCAAGGTACTGGGTCTGCGGACCTACGAGTCCTCCAACGCGGCGCTGGACCAACTCGAGGAGCAGGGGCTGTCGTTCCCGGTCTCCCCGGTCACCGACGACGAGGTCCCGCCGCTTCCCGCCGACCTCACCACGCTCGACGACGAGGGCCTGATGGACCTGTTCGCCAGGCTCACCGGGTGGGACGACTACGTCGCCACCCAGGTCGCGGCGGCGATGGTCGACGAACGCGACACCGAGCGCCGGATGGAGATCGCTGAGGCGCACGCGGTGACCGCGAACTGGGGTGGCACGTCCGGGGACCGGGTCGCCATCGCCAAGGCCAAGATCGCGCTCGACCCCGAGGTGCAGACCCTGAAGAAGGAGCACCAGGAGCGGTACGCGTACAGAAAACTGGTAGAAACGCTCTTCAACAACCTCGAGCGCGACGCCGCACTGGTCAGTCGCGAACTCACCCGCCGCACGTCGTCCACACCCGTCATCACCCGCCGCAGGAGCCTCACATGACCGACTTCTTCCACGCCGCCATCCAGCCGTCCCTGCTCGAGGTGACCCCGCCGGACCTGGAGCCGTACCTCCAGGTGATCCATGACGCGATGGCGGACGCACAGGCCGCGTACGTCGCCGCCGAGGCGTCGTACAACGCTGCGTGCTCGACGCCGTACTCCCCCGTGCTGCGTTTCTCTGTCGACGGCAAGCCCGCCCCGCAAGGCAGCAAGCGGGTCGTCGGCGGCCGGATGGGAAAGAACGGCAAGATCACCACACCGCACGCCATCGAGGCCAACAAGCGCACCCGACCCTGGCGGGCCGTGGTCCGCGACGCCGCCGCCACGATGGTCAGGGTGTCCGGCTGGGAGATCACCAAGGAGCCGGTCAGCGTCGACATCACGTTCTACAAGCAGCGCCCGCTGAAGCACTACTTCACCGGCAAGCGCGCCGACGTGCTGCGCGACGATGCGCCCATCTACTGCACCACCGGCCCCGACATCGACAAGATGTCGCGTGCCATCCTGGACTCGATGACCGACGCCAAGGTCTACTTCGATGACAAGCAGGTCCCGGACCTGCACCCACGCCACCTCTACGCCGACCGTGACGGGGACTTCCCCAACGGCGGGGTATCTGTCGAAGTGCGCCTGCTTAACAACTCCCGCCCGCCCCAGTAGGGCATGATTGAGCCTATGGGAACACTGTCCAATGGGCTCTTCGCGCTGGCTGGCGGCATCGCGGCCAGCCGCCCCCGGGCGGTCTCCCCTGGGGTGCCTCCCGACCGGAGCCGGGATCCGGCCAGGGTTCCTGAGAACCACCAGTGGCCGCTCCCGCCGAGCGGTTCGGCGATCCCGCTGCGGATCGTGGCCGCCCCCATCGCACCTGCACCCGCACCCGCAACGAGGCGCAAGGCCCGCAGCACGTCCCGCTCGCCCGGCCTCGGGCAGGGGGCATTGTTCGATGCCTAAGAAGAGGACCGACGTCCCCGCCCCGGTCGGCTTCGGCCGTAAACTGGGCGACGCGAACGCCTACCAGCAGAACCAGCACTCGCCCCGGTACCTGGACTCCAGGACCAAGCGCGACCGGGACCGCAGCACGCGGAACCGCAACCAGATCTTTCGCTCGGGAATGGGAGAAGCCTGATGGCAACCTACGGTGACAAGGGGTACTACCCCGGCGACGACTACAACGACGACCGGGGTACCAGCGACGACTTCTACGCCCCCGCCGCCACGGAGCCCGCAAAGCGCTCCGGTGGCAGCAGTGGCTCGAACCCGCACCGGATTAAGAGTTTCGGATCGTACACCCCCGTCACGTCGCGCAACGAGAACTTCTCCGCTGGCGCCACGAAGGACTCTCCTGGAGCGAAGTGGGCGCGTCCCTCCACCCTCTCCGGCGCCCCGAACGCCGTGAGCCTGAGCAAGAAGGAGGCGTGGGACCAGCGCCAGGACGACGCGGGGAACCTCGCCGCCGACAAGATGGTCCACGAGCAGGCGCAGGCCACAGCCCCTAAGCCCACGACCCAGGCACAGCGCCGCCAGGCCCAGAAGGGTCGCACCTTCCGCCCCGAGGACCGCCAGGGTACCGAGTACGCAGAGCGCGCTGCTCGCGCAAAGGCTCGCGACAAGAAGGACTGACCATGACAGCCGGTGAGTTCTACACCGCCGCCGGGTATGAACTCGCCACCCCGACGCGCGTCCCGCAGACGCTGCGCCTGAACGCGCGCGAGATCTCGGGCGTGGACGACGGACTGAGCACAGGCAGCGATCAGACGCTGCCCCCGATGGGTACCGACGGCAAGGGCATCATCACCTACACCGCGCCTGGTGTTGGCCAGAACGGAGAGTCCAGCAACTGATGCGCACCCGGACCGTCGCGGCCGAGCAGGCACACTACGTGCCGAGCGTGCCCCACCACCCCCACGGGCCCTTCCCGCCGGAGTTGTACGACCGCGAGCCCATCGTCTACGACTACGAGCCCGAGCCCGACGGCGGTGGCCCGGTGATCCCCGAGGGAGGCACTGCCCAGAACAACTTCAAGCCCTGGAAGTGGTACCAGTGCCGGTACTGCCTGGAGACCGTCCGGGAGGACGAACTCGGGGCGCACCGCTGCGAGGTTGATGATGCTGAGCCGGGCCAAGACCAATAGTCTGAGCAGTGGCTGCTGGGGCTGCCCCGTGTGCGGTGGACACCGCTACGACCAGATCCTGAACAAGCAGCGCCGGGCGAACGAGAAGCGGATGTGGATCAAGGAGGCGAGCGATGGCCGGTAACGCCTGGCCGATCAACCCGCCCGACCCCCGGGACGTCCTGGGCAAGATGGGGGGATCCTTCGACCCCGACTCCTCGCGCTGGACCAACAGCCTCGAGGTCAACTACGGCGCCCCGCCGAACTACACCACCAACGCGATGGCGCCCCTGAACCCTCAGAAGGTGGCCAATCCCTGGTCGGCGATCCCCATCGCCTCCGGTGAGGATGACTACTTCGACGCCATCGCCGTCCACGAGCAGCAGTCCGGGGTCTACATGCACCCCGACGACCGGGACCTGTACTCCGCGTCCACCCCGACCACCGGTGCCAACTACACCAACCTCGCGGGCATGAACATGATGGGCCCCGACGGTGCCTACACCGTGCCCGGGATCCCGTCCCCGCTGGGTGGCCCGAACTCGGTCTCCGGGGATCCGGCGCAACTCTCCGAGGTCCCCACATCCTCGACCGACCCTGGCCGACCGCGAACCGTGGCCGCAGGCTACGACATCTCTCGCCGGGTGATCACTGTGGTGTTCAGGGACGGCACCTACTACAACTACTACGACTGCTCCCAACTGGAGTGGTCGAACTTCAAGCGCGCCCACAGCAAGGGCCGGTTCATCCTGACCTACCTCGACTTCAAGGCTCGTGGAGTTGCTGACGTAGCCGCGTTGCCGTCGGCCGCGCGTGAGTCGCTGTACAAGATCACCCGCACTGGTCAGTTCGTGCGCCAAGGCCTCACCGGCAAGCAGTCGCAGTCGAGCCGCAAGGCCTACGTCTCCCGATACGCTAAGGGTCAGAAGACGTACCGCTCCGGCAACCTGGGCGGCAGCACCCGAGGGAAGACGCCGTAATGATGATCTGGAGTCGCTGGGTGGCTCGGCACGGGTGCTTTCACCACGATCGTGGGGGAAACCCCGCCAACACCCGACCAGCCATCTCCTGGATCTCCGAAGAACTCATCGAGTTGGGCAGTCGTAAGCGGTTCTGGTGCACGAGGTGCGGAAGAGAGTGGTTCACGTGAGTAGGCGCGGTGAGTTCGACGCCGGAGTGCAGCCTCCCAAGCGCACGGCCGCGATCTTCGACATGGATGGCACCCTGGCCGACGTCTCCAGCATCCGCCACCACGTCTCCGGTCGGCACAAGGACTTCAGCGCCTTCCACGAGGCCTCCGTCGACGTGCCCCCGCATCCCGAGGTGGTGCAGGCCGCCCGCGACGCCAAGGCTGCCGGGCACGACGTGTTCATCGTCACCGCCCGGGACGCGATGTGGCGCAACCACACCGCTGCCTGGCTGGGGATCAATGACGTTCCGTCGGACGGGCTGTTCATGCGGGCGCACAAGGACCGCCGCCCTGACTACGAGGTGAAGAGCGAGATCCACGACAAGATCGCGCAGACCCACGACATCGTGCACGCACACGACGACAACCCGGCGGTCATCAAACTCTGGCAGGAGAAGGGGATCCCCACCACGGTGGTCCCGGGCTGGGAAACCCCGGACAAGAAGTAGGAGCAGCATGCCCCAGGCGCACGACATCGGCAAGAACCACTACTGGCACACCATGAAGAAGGACAGGGGCACCCCGCTCTACCAGATCGACATCACGCACGAGATTGAGCCACCTTTCAGAAAGGGCTCCGCTAGGGTGTTCCGTGTACCCCTCAGCCAGCACACCCTCGTGGTAGGCACCTGGACGGGGCGCCTTTCTGAAACCGAGGCGCTGATGGCAGCGATCCGGGCGCGCGAGACGGACTACGAGAGCGGGAACTGGTCGTGAAGGTCAAGGATCTGCTGGACCCGACAGTACGCGAGCAGGCCAAGATCGACCGGCGTCTCAAGCGGCTGACCTCGTCGGCGATCCTCGACTGGGCCGACATCGCCGCCGACGGCATCGCCCGGCATCTGTCGGCCTGGCGCCGTAACGAGGACCGCTTCGACCTCGACGAGGCGGCCACCAACGCCCGCGTGCTGTCCTCGGCGCTGACCCTGCTGCAGCAGCGGAACCTTCAGTGAGCGACATCCTCGACGACGAGGACCTCGAGGAGCGCTTCATCGAGGTCGATGACCCCTCCGACGCCATGAACCCAGCCGTCCTCACCGACGAGGAGGACCCGGAGGAGGACCACTTCACGCAGTCCTTCATCGACGACCTGATCGACAAGATCATGACCTTCAACGAGGCCCTGGTCGGACACGACCTGCACGTCTACCAGAAGCCGCTGGCGCGCCGCTACATCGAGTCCGTGCTGATCAACGACGGCGCAGAGATTACCGCCCTAGCCGCCCGGCAGTCAGGGAAGAGCGAGACCGTCGCCGACATCACCGCCACCCTGATGGTGATCCTTCCGCTGCTGGCCAAGGTGTACCCCGACCTGCTGGGCAAGTTCGCCGGTGGGGTCTGGGTCGGCATGTTCGCCCCCATCCAGGCGCAGGCGGAGACGCTGTTCGGGCGCGCGGTCTCCCGGCTCACGTCCCCCCGTGCGGTGGAGATCCTCGCCGACGACGAGATTGACGACATCACCGGCCGTACGCCGGGGGTCACCAAGGGCATCATGCTCAAGAAGTCCGGATCCTCGATGCTGATGATGACCGCCAACCCCCGGGCCAAGATCGAGTCCAAGTCATTCCACATCATCATCATCGACGAGGCCCAGGACTCCGACGACTTCATCGTCAACAAGTCGATCATGCCGATGGGCGCCTACTACAACGCGACCAAGGTCAAGACCGGCACCCCGACCGGCACCAAGAACAACTTCTACCGCTCGATCCAGTTGAACCGGCGCCTGCAGACGCAGCGCGGGAAGAGACAACTCCACTTCCAGTGGGACTGGCGGGACGTCGCCAAGGTCAACCCCAACTACGCCAAGTTCATCCGGGCCGAGAAGTTGCGGATCGGTGAGGACTCCGACGAGTTCCTGATGTCGTACATGTGCCGCTGGCTGCTCGAGCGTGGCATGTTCGTCACCTCGACCGCGATGGACGAGTTGGGCGACACCTCCACCGAACTGGTGCGCTCCTGGCACAAGACGCCGGTCGTGGTCGGGGTGGATCCTGCCCGCAAGATGGACTCCACCGTGGTCACCGTGGTCTGGGTCGACTGGGACCGCCCGGACGAGTACGGCTACTACGACCACCGGATCCTGAACTGGCTCGAGATCCAGGGCGACGACTGGGAGGAGCAGTACTTCCAGATCGTCAACTTCCTGGCCGACTACAGCGTGCTGCAGGTCGGCGTCGACTCCGGTGGTGTCGGAGACGCCGTGGCGCAGCGCCTCGCGCTGCTGCTACCACACTCCACCGTGGTCCCGGTCGGGTCCTCACCCAGCGAGCAGTCGAAGCGCTGGAAGCACCTGCAGGCCCTGATCCAGCGCAAGTTGATCGGCTGGCCCGCGCACGCCAAGACCCGGCGGCTTCGCGTCTGGAAGCGGTTCTTCCAGCAGATGGTCGACCTGGAGAAGAACTTCGTCGGCCCCAACATGATGGCCGCCGCCCCCGACGAGGCGCACGCCCACGACGACTTCGCCGACTCCCTGGCCATCGCCTGCGCGATGACCCAGGACCTGGTGATGCCCACCGTCGAGCAGTCGACGAGTCCGTTCTTCTCCAGGCGTGGCTCCTCGTAGGTTCACGCAGTCGTGGGGCCTGGTTTTCTGTAGCCTCATGAGTATGGATCCCGGCCCCCAGTTCGCGCCCCAGCCTGATGCCACCCCCATCGTGGCCAAGCGCAAGCACCCCTCCGGCTGCCTGCACTGCGCCAACGTCACCGAGTACCACATGGCCCGTGAGGCCGCCCAGGTCGAGCGTGAGCGCGTCACCGGCGGCTACAAGACGGAGACCAAGGAGTACGGCCCGATCATCACGTTCAAGGACTGGCTGGTCGGTGGCTCGAGGCAGAAGGACCACTCATGGCACTGAGGGGTAGGCAGTTCAAGACCTCGCACCTGATCGACAACAACGAGATCGGACTCACGATGTGCGGGCAGTTGCTGCCCTACAAGAGCGCGTCCGACCCCACCCCCTGGGACATGGGTGGCGGGCACGAGGCACGCTGGGACGATGACCATCGCTCGGGCACCCATCACGACTGCGCCGCCTGCGCCAGCGGATACGACGCCAGGGTCGACCAGATCGACAAGGACCGCGCCGCGCGCGCCGCCAAGGACGGCTGGTACTGATGGACCCCGGTCGTCAGTGGGAGGGCGTCTCCCGGCCGTCGCTGGACCAGACCTTCCGCACCTCGCACGGGCAGCAGCGCGAGGGTGAGCGTGGGGTGCCCCCAGAGATGGTCGCCAAGATCCTGCGTGACGGCGTTCAGACCCCCGACCGTAACCGGCCCGGGAACACGATCTACCACTACCACGACCCCCAGACCGGGGAGCGCTTCAAGGTCGCGCACGACCCCTCCCGAGGCACCATCCCCACGGTCACCCGCGACCCCGGCAAGAGCCCCGAGGAGCAGTCGGCCGAGATGCAGCGCGCCCGCGACCAGAACCGCGCCGTCTCCCAGGGACAGCATCAGGAGCGGGTCAACAAGGCCGCCCAGGCCGAGAAGCAGGCCCGACGGGACTGGGCCAACCGGTTCCCCGGAGAGTTTCCTGGAATGGACGGCTACAAGGCCGCCAAGGCCAAGAAAAAGTAGGACCCCCACCGGGCATCGT